GTAATTTCCTTCCCTCCGACCTGTCGGATGTCTTTAAAAAGCCGAAACCAGTCTGGTCTGGTTCCTACGGGTAAGCAAAACCACGGCGTGTGTATGGACACCATCGGGAGATGTCGAACAATTTCCCTTTAGGCTTCGCACGTCGATGTTCATCGCTAGGCAGTCCGGGTAGGCTGCTCTATGCTTAATTCAAATGCCCGAAACAACTAATACAACATCACATAAGATCTTCGGCTCAGGCATGGCTGGAGACGCTTCCATAAGCACACAAAATATGTCATTCAAGGACAACAGTCCTGGTCAGATGGACTCTAGAGGAAGTGTCATGGACCCCACACGCAACGTGGCGTTCATGAGTGACACGACCTTGAACGAGTTTTTCTCTCGACCCGTCAAAATTTTTGACACCGATTGGGCAGTGAATTCTTCACTTTTTGCCCGTTTTAATCCGTGGGAACTCTTTTGGGAGAACCCACGCAACGCGGAGAAAATCCGTAACTACTATTTGCTCAAATGTACTATGCATGTGAAGCTACTCATTAATGGTAATGCCTTCTATTATGGTCGTGCGATACTAGGATATGAGCCGCTTGCTGCTTTGGACAATACGTCCTACACAAGTATAGCTCGCAAAAATGCATATGAGAACGAGGACCTAGTCCGCTTGTCACAGCGCATGAAAGTCTTTGTCAATCCGACTGAAAGTTCTGGAGGATCTTTGGAGTTGCCCTTCTTTTGGGATCGCAACGCCTTGTCCATTCCTGACAGACAGTGGAGATTGATGGGAGACTGCGTTTTGATGAGTCTGAACGATCTCAAGCACGCAAACGGTGGTACGGATCCACTCTCCATTTCAGTGCTCGCATGGGCAGAGAACGTCTCGTACTCTATTCCAACCTCAGCTGTCCCCGAAGCGGGATTCCCTTTTCCTGAGGCTGGTGGAGATGAACACGAGACTGCCGTGGTTTCTCGTCCAGCGAGTACTGTCGCCAGATACGCAGGTGCGTTAACCAACATTCCCTGGATAGGGCCTTTTGCACGAGCAACTGAGATCGGAGCTGGAGCTGTCGCAGCAATAGCAAAGATCTTTGGTTACTCGAGCCCCGCCAATCTAGAATATGAAATGATGGTACCAAACCCGCGTCCCTCAATGGCAGTGGTGGACACCAAGTACTCCACAAACAAATTATCCGTCGATAGTAAGCAAGAGATCACTATTGATCCAGCTACCACTGGGATCACATCGTCGGACGAACTGCCTATAGCCGCGATTGCTGGTAGGGAATCTTTCCTGACCAGTTTTGACTGGCTGCAGTCAGACGTTCGTGATGCATCGTTGTTCCAATGCAGAGTTGACCCGCAAATGTTTCGCACGAACGGTTCTGAGTACCATCTCACCGCTTGTGCAGCTGCGGTCTTGCCCTTTGATTACTGGAGAGGGACTATGAGATTTCGATTTCAAATTGTCTCTTCCAATTATCACAAGGGCCGTATTCGCATTGTCTATGATCCCTTAGGTGGCTCTGCTGACCCTGAGTACAACACTCACTATACCACTATTCATGACATCTCTTCTGAGAAAGATTTTACGGTGGACATAGGTTGGGCCCAGCAGGAAGCCTATCGAAGGCCGCTTGGGATTAGTCCGGCTTGTTTTAGTACATCACGTATATCGTATCTCACTCCTATTGCTGACAAAGCTAATGGAGTTTTGAGTGTGCACGTTCTTAACGAATTGACCGTGCCCGGTACCGTGGTCTCTGACATTCAAGTCAATGTCTTCGTATCAATGCTAGATGACTTCGAGGTAGGCATGCCTGCCTCTGAGTTGTCCAAGTGGAGATTTCGACATCCAAACCCTCCTAGTCAAACCTTCGCAATTCCTGAAGCAGGAACCGGAGATACGACGGAGGAGATGGATTGTTGCGATGACGCCATCCAAGACCCACCGACCATCGACACAATGGCTGATGCCATAATCGACACACCAGAGACGACCAAACTTTTCTTCGGAGAAGTGATAGGGTCGTTTCGACAATTACTGAAGCGCACTTGCTTGTCAGAAGTCGTTGTTGTCAACGACGAAGCGACTAGCTCAGTGCTGACGATTGATAGACGAGCCTTCCCAGAGTATGGCGGGATGTTAACCAATGGAGATACTGCTTTTGGAAACTCCATGGTCCTCCAATACTCAAATGGGCAGAAAGTGGTCCCAACAGCTACCACACCTATCAATTATCTTGCTCGCATGTTCCTCGGATGGAGAGGTTCGGTTCGCTGGACGTTCGACACATCAACGTTGAATGTCACTAGTGGAGCCGACCAGTTTAACTCCATCTCACCAGTTATCTCTCGATCTGACCTGTCATCGCGATTGACAAAGGTACTACCTTTGCGCGATCCGACTTCGCCGCTATTCAATGCTGGCACGACCCTTTTAGATCAAGAGGACTTCATGTTTTTGCTGGGTGCATTCGTAGGAAACACGAATGTCAATCCTCTTACCTCTGTT